TTAGTGGCATATTCGTAAATATGTTCATGGACACCAGGAGAGCTCTCGTCTAAAACCTATTGTTTCTGGTGTCTTGGTGTCCTATAAATACTAAAAGCCTCTGGGGACTCCATAGGACACGTGTACACATCTCAGCGGCCATCCGTAATAATATTACCGGATGGCCGCAAATTTTTGGAGTCCTGGTGCTGGGGACCATCTCCCGCTCCCCTTTGGCGCACTCTCTCTCATCTCTCGACGTGGCGCGTCGAGGAGCGTTGGCTAACGCTTATCTCGGTGTTAAACCTTTAATTTGAAGTTCGAAATAATTGGGCGTATATGTCTATCTTGACCGGTCTTTGTAACGACAAAGCTTCTGACACATTGTACAATATATTGAACGTGGCCCAATTATATTTCCTCTACGGAGTTAGGCTATCGCTTATTTGTATTTACCTTGTCTATATAATGGACGATAGTTTAATATTTTAAATCGTCTTTGACAATAACATTAAAATAACAAATCATTTTGTAGAGGTGCTGAGAATAATGTATCCTACAAAGTTTAGGCGTGGGGTATCTTACTCTCAAAGACGATTTGTTTCACGTAATCAATCGTCTAAGCGTGGAACTTTTGTTAGACGCACTGATGGGAAACGTCGTAAAGGCCCATCAAGTAAAGCCCATGATGAGCCTAAAATGAAGTTGCAACGCATACATGAAAATCAATATGGGCCTGAATTTGTCATGACCCATAACTCAGCCCTTTCAACGTTTATTAATTTCCCTGTACTTGGTAAGATTGAACCTAACCGAAGCAGGTCGTATATTAAGTTGAACCGGTTATCATTTAAGGGAACCGTTAAGATTGAGCGTGTACATGCTGATGTGAACATGGACGGAGTAATTTCGAAGATAGAGGGTGTGTTCTCTCTTGTTATTGTTGTTGATCGCAAACCACATTTAAGCTCCACTGGAGGTTTGCATACATTTGATGAAATATTTGGTGCAAGAATCCATAGCCATGGGAACTTAGCTATTACACCCGGTTTGAAAGATCGTTATTACGTCCTCCATGTTTTGAAACGCGTATTGTCTGTGGAGAAAGACACTTTGATGGTGGATCTTGAAGGATCTACCACGATATCTAATAGGCGTTATAACTGTTGGGCCTCATTTAACGATCTTGAACATGACTTATGTAACGGTGTTTATGCGAATATAAGCAAAAACGCCATTTTGGTATATTATTGTTGGATGTCCGATGCTATGTCTAAGGCATCGACCTTTGTATCTTACGATCTTGATTATTTAGGTTAACCATGAATAAAATGGCGTTAAGATTGAATATATGCATTAATAATAAAACACGCAATTTTATTGCAATGACTTTGGTTGTGGAGGATTACAATTATTGTTAATACATTCCTGAACCGTCGTCCTAACTAGCTCGCTTAATTGGGCCACTGACATCGTTATGGTTGATTGGGCCCTTTGTAACCCAGCTTGTGATGCTGAATCCCCGGGGTCTAATGCGCTAGTTCCTAGCAGGTTGAGTTCTCTATATGGATGTAGCGCGTTTTCCACTTCTGATTCTGTGTGTGGGTTGGGAAACCCAATTGTGCTCCTTGAAGCCCATGAATCACCTGGTTGTAATTCAATTGGGCCTGGGCCTGTTAGTCCAATTCTTGACAATGATTTGGACCTCAAGGTCTTCCTCTCCCATCTTCCGTAGTCCACATGTGAGAAATCAACATCTCTATGTGAAAATTGTTTTGAATGAATTTTCACTGTTGGTGCCCGGAAGGGGATATCCACTGAATGTTTAGCTGTGGACAATTTCAATTTCCCCTTAAACTTGGCAAAATGTGTTCGTTGATGCACATTTGTGTCGCTAACTCTGTAATAGAGTTTCCACGGAATGGGGTCTTTTAGAGAGAAGAATGAAGATGAAAAATAGTGGAGATCTATGTTGCATCTTAAGGGAAATGTCCAAGACGCTTGTAAGGATTCGTCGTCAGTCATCCTCTTGTCATGGATCTCCACTATCACAGATCCAGTTGCGTTAATTGGTACTTGCTGTCTATATTCGATGACGCAATGGTCGATTTTCATACAGCTACGATTAAGCCTTGCTGTAAATTGCGCTGCAGTTGAAGGGAATTGAAGTAGTATCTCAGTAAGATCATGCGACAGCTGATATTCGTCTCTATGAGACTCTATGTAATTAAACGCATTTGGAGCATTCGCTAACTGAGAATTCATTTATAGAAATCCGACCGCGCAGCGGCAGGGGCTTCAATAATATCTGGGTTTAGTAAAAACTGTGTTGAAGAACAGAAAAATGAAACGACCTGTTTCGAAAGGAGGAAGAGAGAAAATCTGGGTTTCTAAACAGAAAGGGAATAACGATAGTTCTAACGAAGGATGAGTATGTTAGGTTATTCAGATAACATGAGTATAATAATCTAAGACTAAGTCTGATTATATAGAGAGCAAATTTGAAGAAATTAAAAAAGCTTCGAATGTTATGT